AGGTATAACTAAATAACCATTTTCAATAGTAATTTTAGGTTCAATTTTAATCATTAATTTAATCCAAAACTTTATTAAATCTTTATTCTTTTCAGAACATTTTAATTTAAGTTTTAATTTAAACCACTTATTATTTCTAGGTAATTCACTAAAACAAGCTGTATTAAAAGAAGATTTTAATAATCTATTATGTTTACGATACAATTCATAGGTTACGCACATTCTATCATTTATTTCAACAATATCAATAATCTTTTCTATTTTTTCATCATTTGTCATTTTTATTCACTATTTTTAAGATTAAATTAAACTTTTAGTATTATATTTTAATTTAAAGTGTTAGTCCAATTTTCATTTTTATTTCCTACTAAATCTATTTCATCTATAAATGCAGATAGCCTAGAAGATTCTTCTTTACCATCTCTTTTAAATATAAAATAATCAGCTTGTTGTAAAAATCTGTAATCACCATTAAATTGATTAATATAAATATTTACAGCTTTTAATATATTTTCAAAAGTATATTCAGGATTTTCAAGCATCCAACGCTTTAATTTATCTTTACAGTTCTTTGGAGAACCCATTGAGCCAGGTTTTAACCCTTGCCATTGTTTACGATATTCATCAATACCATTTTCAACAGCTTCGTTTATGTATCTTTGAGATAGTTTCTTTTTAATACTATCTTTTTTAACAGAAACAGTTTTATCTGTAAAAGAATTTTCAATCAATACTTTAGATTTTTCTCTTAGTATATATTTTATCTCTTTTCTTTCATTTTCTTCTTTTATTGTTATTTTTATAAATTTTTTACTTTCTAAACTTTGATAATGAAAATATAAATCATCATAATCTATATTTTCATTTAATTCACTAAAGTATATCTTTAGTAAACATAAAAATTCATTTATAGACAAATTATTTTCTGTTAATACTTTAACATCTAATATAATTTGTTTATTCATAAATTTATTTTAATTTTTAATTTTAAATATCACCTAAGCAATTATTATAATTTTCATAATTACAAGTACATGTTCCATAATTGCCATTCATCTCAACATCAAATGGACAATCTAATTTCTTTCTCTTCATAATTTTCTATTTTTAAATGTTCTAATATATCATTAATATGTATTTCCATATCCAAATCTTCTTCAATTTTATTTTGTACTTCAAATGGTTCACCTATATTATAGGTGCTTGTTACTAAATCTACTGCTAATTTAATATGGTTATATTTCATAGTTATTTACTTTTTTTACCCAAACTATATCCAATGTATAATCCTGCTATTACTATTATTATTAATGTACTTACGTATATTTTAACTTCTATCATATTTATTTTATATTATTAATTATTTTTTTACATTCCTTTATGTAATAATCATAGTTTATATCATAATTATCAGATTCAATATATCTGTTAAATAATGTACATTTATGACCAGCTTCTAAATTAGATTCTCTATCTTTAGGTTCAACTCTAACATCTTCTATAAAATCAAATATATCTAATTGGTTATAACCATTTTTAATATTATATTTTTCAGTTTCAGTTAAATAGTTTTTTTCTAATGGCGGTAGTTTTTTAATTAATTCACAACCATTATTAGAAACATAATATCTATTCATTTTATTAAGACTTTCATCTACAATAGCATTATTAATAATACTTCTACTATATAATTTATTAGAACCTTTCATTTTAGCACCTAAACAAAAATCATAGATTCCGTGATTATCAGCAAAACTATAATTGTCATCTTTATTTAGGTGATTATATATAGTTTCTACAGGCTCAACTTTATTAATATAATAGTTAGCTAATGCTAAAGGTATAATACGCTTAGAATGGTTCTTATGATAATCTCTATCAATTTCAAAGCATCCTTTAAATTTAACATTATCACCTTTTATTATATTTATGTAATTGTTACTTTTTGTTAATCTCCAATTTCTTGGAGTATCGGACTATATCTTCAAATTTTAATTCTTTCAACAAAATATTTTTTACATTTACAAATATTTTTAGGATTATTTCTTTTTATAAAATTATAAAAAGAAACTAATGAATTTCTTAAACCTAATTCATTTAATCTTTTATATTTGCAATTTTCAATAAAATTCATATTTAAATCATATATATTATAAGACCATTTAGTTAAATTATCAGTCATAATTTTAGATTGTTTTTCATTTCTTTCAGGAGTTGTTAACCAATTTTGCGATAATTTATCACTATGATTATCTCTAATACCTAATTTCCATTCTTTTTTAAGACGCTTAGATATTTTTTCTGAAGTTTCTTTATGAACAATCATTTGACTTGAACTATCTAATCTTAAATTATAACCAAATTTTCTATCTGTAGAGTTATATTTTTTAATCCAATATAATTCTCTATCTTTACAAATAGAATCATTTAATTCTAGTTCTTCTAATATATAATATTCAAAGTTTTCTTTACCATATTTATACCAAGCATTTAAAAAATGTGAGTTTTCATTTTTAACTCTTTTATTTTTTAAATCATATAAATGTTGATAAATTCTTCTATAAATATTTTTAGACTTACCTATATAAACTTTATTGTTTATTTTGTTTTTTATGCAGTATATACCACATATTTTGTCATTTAAATTAGGTTTCATATTGTTTATTTTTTACATATAGTTAATAACTATACAAATATACAATAAATAATTGACAATTCCTAATAAAAACTGTTAAAATTTGCCACGCGCTTCCAAATAGTATTAAATACTAAATGTACTCTACTAAGTTCCATAGTGTCAACTATGTCTTTTCGATAGTCTCTGAACCTTCAATTAAGCTTGGATGCTGATTGGCATAGATTTGTTAAATCCTTAGCTTTCCAGCAGTTCACGTGGTTACGACGCTATCAATTAACGTCACGCATTATCATTCTATCGCATTCTTGAGCTTCAAGTCCTATGTTAGATACTTCCTCCATTCTTTTACAAACATCATCAACTAAATGCTTTTCAGAACGTTTAATAATAAATGCTGCACCATCAGTATTTTCAAATAATATTTTACAATACGTAGTAGCTTTATTAACCCATTCTGACAACATTGTCAACAATAATTGACCATTTATAGTAATTGCTAATTGCCATTTAGGATCATATAAATAAGCGTGTTTATCTTTACTTAAACCATATGATGCATTTAAAATAATTTTTAACACATAGTTTCTCGGATCTGATTTAGGGTAATTCTTACGCTCTGTATAAAAACCTTCATATAAAGTATTAAATACTTCATTAGGTATATGTTTAGGGTGTAAACCATTTTTAAATGATAAATGCGGGTAATATGAACTGAAATCTAAATCATAAATCATATATTCATCATTAGACTCATAAATAGCACCTTTATCAAAGCTATGAAGCCCACCTTCACCATATTCTCTTTTAACGTTTAAATAAGTATTAGAATATTGTATTTTAGTAGAATAATCACCATTAGATTTCCATTCAATACTATTAAAGTATTCTAATAATTTAATATTTTCTTTATCTTCAAATTTAATGTAAGGAAATATTAAATCTTTAATTGAAATATGATATCTTTCAGTACGTAATTTACGTAATTCTTTATAAGATATTCCCATTTCCTTAGATAAATATTTACCAAACACATCTTTTGCAATTTTAGTTTCAGAAGCATTTATTAAATTAATATCTTCTTTTTTAGTATAAAATTGTCTAATAGTTATATGTTTACCACTTAAATTAAAAAAATCGTGTGTAGCATCTAAATCATTTCTACAATATTTTATTATATGATCCATTTCATCATAGGTTAATATTGTACCAGGTTTATATGGTAAATCTTCTACATTAGGTAATCTCATAGCAAATTCTAACCATTTTAAGCTAGTTGATTTGTTACGATTATCATAATGCCAAATCTTATATAAATCAAGCTGAGGTATTTTAATTTGATTTTCCCATATTGCAGAGTATTCAGAATTAATAATTACCTCAACTTGTTTATATATTTGATTTGCATTCCAATCAGTTTTATCACTTAATATACTATTATGTAATACTGGATAATCAAAATTAAGATTATTAAACCCTATTAATTTTAATCCATTTTGATATAGAAACTTTCTTAATTTAACTATATCACTCTTCCTATCACTAATTTCAAATTCGTAATATTTATTTGTTAATATACATTTAAAACTAGCTAAAAACATGTTCGGATATGTCTCCAGGTCAAATACATATTTCATTCTTCATCATCTTTCTTCATTAATATATTATTTAAATTTTATACATAGCATAATTAGCCCAAGCTTCTTTTTTACGAGCTTTAAAATCCTCTAAAGATATTTCACGAAATTGAATAAAACCGTGATTTATATCATATTTTTTCTTTAGTTGTTCAGGTGATTCACCTTTTTCATAACCCAATATTACACCTCTATCATTAGGACCACCATCAATATATTCTTTTTTTTCAAATATTTTCATAATTATTTAGTTGTTAATTTAAGTGTATCACCTACTATAAAATTTTGATTAGTGTGAATGTTTATAGCTCTATAATAACGTCCACTGCTATAATGTTTTACACCATATTTATATTTTAATTTATGATCATTAGTAATTTCTTTACTTACTATTACAGAAGGCGAATTTATAATAAATTCATTACTATAAGAATTTTTACAAGATGTATTTACAACTACTAATAAAAGTAATAATATTATTTTTTTCATAATTATTTATCTTCTTTAAAATGATCTTTCATAGTAAGATATATTACACCACTGAATGCATCAGCAATAGAGTCTTGACATTTACTATAAATACTATCATGTGATTCATCATCATTAATTTTCTTTGAAATTACTTCATTAACTTTAGTTTTAACAGCATCTTCATTTGTAGAAATAGCTGTTTTTAACATAGGATCAAACTCTTTATGAATATTATACCAATCTATTTTTTTAACTAATCTTTTAATTTTAGCATTGAATTCAGATTGTAATTCAGATAAATCTAAATCAGTCATAGATTCTTTTAAAGCTAATAATGCTCCTTGTTTGCAATAATATTCAATATTATCTTTTCTATGAGGATTTTGAGGTCCTATACTATTTTTAAATAATGAATAAGCAGCTTCTTTAGCAATACTTTTTAATTCATCCTCACTAAGATATTGTTTTAATATTTCTAAATCTTCTATTTTATTCATAATTTTATATTTCTAATATGTTACCATTGCTACTTAATATTCCAAATTTACCATCTGTTACAACACTACCATTGCTAAATATTGTATCATATCCAGCTAATTTAGTTGTCCCAGCATTTATAATATCATCGTTATTATGTATATGACCAAATAAGCATAATTTAGGTTGTATTTTAAGCAATCTCTTTTTAAGAGCACTACAACCACACATTTCTACATTATGAGCTCTATCATAAGATAAATCTAAAATTCCTTTAGGTGGTGTGTGTACTACAACTATATCAGTATCATCAGGTATAGATTGCCAAACTCTGTCAAGTTTACTTCTATTTTTCATAAAATACCAATTACCAAATTGTGGTGTATGAGGACTTCCCCATATTTTAATGCCTTCTATTTCAATTGATTCATTTTCTAAATAATCTATGCAGTATTCTTTACAAAGTTCTTTAAACTTTTTACCTTCGTGAAATGCTACAGCATCGTGATTACCAGCTATTAATACTTTATGTTTAATAGGTAAACAAGCGTACCAATTTAAGAAATCTCTAGTTTCAGGTTCATTTTTATATACATCATAATGATTACTAAAATCACCAGAATGTATAACTATATCTATATTATCAGGTATTTTTAATAAACTGTGATATGAATGGGTGTCTCCAATGTGTATTATTTTCATAATTAAATAGATCTATATCTTCTTTTAGATTCCCAAACTTGTCTATAAGATTTGCTTACTAAAGAATATTTAGAAATACTTTTATTAACAGAATCTCTTGTTTGATTTGTATTTGTTTGATTTTTCATAATTTAATGTTTTAAAGGAGAGCTACTAATATAATAACTCTCCTTGTTTTACTATTTTGTTGGAAATAACTCTTCGATTAAAGTTTTTAAACGTTTTTGACCTTTAGTTAAAGCTTCAACTTCATTTTCAGCATTTACAATATCAACAAGTGATAATGTTTGGGACGATTTCAAACTTTCTAATTTGGCTTTTGACGCACTTACCGCTTGCTTTGTTGCCAATAAGTCTGCTTGCGCTTGCAATTCTTCCTGTGATAACTGGTATCTTAATACTTGTGCCTCTAATTGTTCTTGACTCTGGCTTAATCTTTCCTTTCTTGTTAACTTGCTCATAATTATTGTTTATATTTAATTTAATATAATTTAAAATTGTTTCTTTTTTAATTGGTGTATTAGTGTTTCTATTAAAAGCTTTTTTATTATACATTTTAAAAACTTTATTATTACTAGCAACACCTAAACCAAAAGCTTCTGTGTATTGTACTTTTATAGTTCCTGATACCCATTTATAACCTAAACTAAGTAACCAAAGTTGTATAATATTATGGTCTTCAGGTGTTAAATTACCTATTTTACAGTTCTTTAAATCACCTATTTCAAATGGTTTACCAAACATTACATCTCTATCTACTGTAGATTTAATAGGTGGTTTATATATTTTAGAATATTTTCCTAACCAATATTTTAAACTATAAGTTGTTCCTCCAGTACTATGAATAGGATATTCTAAACCATAATTAATATTTTCTATTGTTTCTACACTAAAAGTACCACCAATTTCAGGTATTTGATTAATATTTGTTATACCTGCTTCAAACCATTTAATTTCATTATTTGTAGCTTTTCTAACTTTTGAAGAATGAATTTGACCATCTTGGTAATATGCAGAGTTTTTAGTAAATTTAGTTAATTTATTAATTTCCCATACATCACCTTTTTTACCACCATGTCTACTAACTATACCACTTGTAATTGTTTTTACAACTATATCTCCTATTTTAAACATAATTTATAATTTAGATTTGACTAATTCTTCTAAACCTTCTATTAAAGAATTTTTTGTAAAACTAGTTCTCCATTTAATATACCAAGGTTTAATATCATTAATACTTAAACAAGGTTTATTCATTAAAATATAATCTTCAGCTTTTTCTTTAGTTGAGAACTTACCGTGTAACCAATTTTCTAACACACTTCTTGGGTCAGTTAATGAATTTCTTTTAAAAACGTCCCAAGTAATTATTTCTATTCCCCAAACATCATCACCTTCAAAAATATCAACACCATCTTCACTCCGAAACAAAATTTTACTTTTTATCGCATCTTTTAATTCTATTAATTTATTCATTGTTTTCTATTTTTAAATTTCCATTTATAACCATAAGAACTTTTACTATTACCTGCAGCACAGTTAAATATTGCGGAATAACTTTTAAATTTATTTTCTTCTGCTGCTTTTTTACAATTTTTATATTCTTTAATAAAATTATTATTCAAATCATATTGTAAAATTGGATTGTAAGCTCCTGCTATTTTATCTATAATCTCTACTTTTTTATATGACCAAATATAACCATAAGCAGATTTACACATTCCTCTTGCACAATAGGCAATACTAGCATTTGATTTGGCAGGTTGCCCTATAGATAAAGCTGCTTCTGTGCAATTTTTAAAAGTTTTTAAATAAACTCCTGTTTCTTTATTATATTGATAAACATCTTTACCAGTTGGAGTTTTTCTAATACCTTTTTTATATTCTTCTTTTATTCTTTTTGATAAAGCTAAACATTGTTCTTTGGTTTTTTTAAATCCAAATAATCCTTCACCACCATCTGTAAGATTTAAACCTTTGTTATGTTTATTTTTGTTACAGTTATAATAATTAATATAATATTTTTCCATATAACAAAGTAGTTCATTAGAATCTATATCTTTACATATAATTTCTTTATTAAAAACTTCTTTTCCGTATTTAGTAGTAATTCTATTTATAATTTTTCCTCCTGAAAAATATAATTTTTTTCTACCATTGTGTTTACCTATATAGATTTCCCCTTTTTTAAATGACTCTAAATTTTGATTTAATGTCAATTTATAAATGTACCCTTTTATTTGCATATATATTTACTTTTAGTTATATGCAAATATAGTAAATATATTTTATATTTCCAAATAAATAAGGTCTTTTTTTATAATAATATTTATTATACGTCCTTCTTGGACATAATCACCTATAGTAAAAATAATATTGTCTTTAGGTCTTTTAACTGAATGAATTTTAAAATTACGATTTTTTATCAAATCTTCTACTGTAAAATCACTTATATATCCTGAGAATCTAATTGTTTTATGCCCATTAAAATGAACAATTTGATTTAAATGTTCAGTTGAAAAAGACAATATTTCATAATCTTTATCAACTATCTCTTGCCAATAATCTTTTTCTTTAGAAATATCGTATGTGTACATCCAGTTTTCTATTATAGAATTTAATGGAGGACTTCCTGGATAAATCTTTATTAATTTGTATTTTTTCATTTTATATATTTTTTAATTATTAATTATAATAAACTCTTTGTCCA